CTACGGCAGCAGTTAGAAGTTTTAACCGCTTTGGACGATTGGCATGGGAACGAACCGCATGGCCCCTTGCTTCGCGGTTAACTCAAGTCATCCCCGACGTTCGTGTAAGAAGCGTAGACGTTGGGAGTGGTGGCGCAAGCTATACATCCGCCCCTACCGTTGCATTCAGTGGTGGAGGGGGTAGCTCTGCCGCAGGAACCGCAACAATTAATTCCGATGGTGAGGTAAACGGAGTTGCGATGACGAACAACGGCACGGGGTTCACGGGAGTTCCCACAGTGTCCTTTTCGGGAGGTGGTGGAAGTGGAGCAACCGCAACTGCCAACCTCTTAGCCTACCTGGACTTTGGAACCACGATTGGCGAAATCTTCCGAGTGACCGAACAAGATCCCTATGGCTTGGGTAATGCAAGTGACATCGCATTCCGCAATGTCTATGTCACCGGAGCGAGCGAATACGGAGAAGCAATCTTACCCCAACGCTCATCCACCTCGCCTGTCTGGGTGTACTACAGAAGTCCTTATCCGAATTACGCAAGCAACGCTACTGACTTCCCATACCTCTTTGCAGAGTACGTGGTCCTCGGAGCATACGGGGATTGGCTCTCCTCAGACGGCCAACAATCCAAGGCGCAAGCAATTTATCAACAAGCGGAATCCGTCCTGCAAGTAGAGTTGGACAAACTTGAGAGACAAGAGGGACAAAGCCAACCACTTTTAATCGAAACATACGGCACAACCATTGCCACAACTGCATAACATTATGGCATCTACATCAGAATATCGCGGCCTCGGACTTAATGGGGGTGAGTACATTAACGACACTGCGGTCCACACCAACAGTAACGGATGGTTTGCGATCCAAGCAACGGAGGATACCGTGTTGGCCGCTCAGTCGAGCAACATCACGAACCTCGATGACATCTGTACAGGTCAGGACGCAACCACCCTCTCAGCCGGAACGGTACTTTATGGAAATTTCCAAAGCATCGATCTTACGAGTGGTGCTGTAATTGCCTACAATATTTAATGACCCATTCAACCATATCCCTTGGCGTTGGCTTGGGAGGTGGTAGGTCTGCCACCTCGTCGGGCAGGTTGCCTAGTGGAGGCGGAGGCGCATATTCGAATTTTTTCGCAGGAAGCTTCGATGGCACTGATGATCGACTTGATGTCGGTTCAGGACTCAGCCTGTCAGGCTCTTCAACCGTCAGTTTATGGTTCAAAAGGACGGGAACCGTAAGCGGGTATGGAGGGAGTTTAATTGCGACTGCACCCATCTATCGTGTGGGCTTTGACAACACGTTTGCAATCGCTTTAAAAAACGGCACGGATTTGACCTTGGAAAGCTACGACGGTCAAAGCGGAAGCTATACTAACCCCGTATCGGCAGGTGTAATAAGCACAGACACTTGGCACCACTTGGCTTTGGTTTTAACTTCGACCGATTCGTCAACAAGTTCCGCTCAATTTTATTTAGACGGAAGCACGACGGGCAGTGCAATTAATTTAAGCGGAAGGACGCTCGAAGGTTTGAATCAGGGCTTTACAGTCGCTTCGTATCAGCACGTTTTTCCATCAGGATACAATTATTTCTTTCCAGGCGTAGTTGACGAGTTGTCTATCTTTAATTCCGCCCTTTCCGCCTCCGACGTCACATCAATCTACAACTCAGGTGTACCAAACGACATATCATCGCTAAGTCCCGTTGCTTGGTATCGAATGGGAGACGGAACAGGCGATACGGACTCAGGAGGTGGCGCCCCTGCCGATGCAGACTCAATAGGGACGGTCGCAAACCAAGGCTCTGCTAGTAGCGTCGATGCGACAGGAACAAACGGTCCGACTTATTCATCAACTGTACCATCTTAATCATGAGCAAAAATTACGTAATAATCGACGCTTCAGACGTCTCTTCAATCGACTTCAGCGAAGTCATGGAAACCTCGGCAGACACGTTAAGATATAACATCGACCCTGCCCGAACCAAAACTTTCGTAAAATTCGAGGGATCGACCCCAAGCTTTCTAGAAGGCAAAACTCAATACGACCATTCGGAAATACTGACGATTCTCGCCGGGCCTGAATGGACTGACCCCGATGGCCCTCCAGGCGGATGAAGCTGAAGCGATGCCACGCAGTCCTTGCAGTCGATGCGGCCTTGCTCCTTGTAATTGTAATCCTCACAGGATGCTCAATGAAGCAATGGTATCCAACTATGGGAGCCGTGGTGGGAGGAGGAGCGGGAGCGCTTGGTGGTCCTGGCATAGCGGCGGTAGGAGCGGGAAGCGGAGCGCTAGTTGGGGAAGTTTTGCAGGGCAACAAAGAGGTGGCCGAAGCGAAGGAAACCATAGACGCACTGACCCATGGGGATGTTTCGGCACTCGTCCAACAGGGCATGGCCAAACACGCGAGTGGTTTCGACGAATTTACGAGTTATATCAAAAAAATACTAATCATAGCGGCCTGCATTCTTGGGGCGTATCTCTGCATACCGATTTTCGTAGCCCGAAAAACCGCAGAGACTTGTTCTAAAACTGCCGCAGAAAGACACATGACAAGACCTCCCTTCCCGACAAATGAAAAACTTTAATAATTTAATCGAGCTTTACCGCGCGATGACTACCCAAGGCAAAGTGATCACTTGGTTCGCAGCTATTCTTATCTCAATTTTAGTCCTAGATTGGTTATTCTAATGATTGATCGCGACTCACTTTTTGGTATTGGTGGCACAATTGCCACGTTCTCCGGTTCACTCCACGAGTATATCGGTGTGATTGCAGGGTCTTTGACCATCGTATTCATGTTGGTCAAAATCTACCAAGCGCTACGCGACAGGAAGTGAAATGGGAAGGTATCGTTCATACGGCAATCTAGATGACCAAGTCCAATCAGAAGGTGATCGTGGATTTCGGGGGATAGATTCCTACAAAGAGAAGACGAGTCTTGAAGGTGGCTTCGTTGAGAAGTCCGAGAACATGCGATTGATTGGTGACCTTGCGGAAACACGCAAGGGTATCGACTTCCTTGCAGGTAGCGTGACCTTGACTTACAACGGAAGCGATGAGCGTGTCTTTGCTTCGACTTTATTCAGCGACCCTGCAACGGGTGTAGAATTCGTAGTGGTTGCCACGAAGACCAAGGCAATCATTTGGAATGACGCAAACAACTCAGGCATCGCGATTGACTACCCCGGTTCAGAAGTAGTGGCAGCAGGAGACGGTGCATCTTTTGTACAGTCAATGGAGAAGTTGATTTTGTTTCGTGGCAAGAACAAGACCCCGTTGGAATGGGACGGTGATTATTCAAGCCCGACTGACTTCGTGGTCAAAGCAAACGGTTCACCTGGTGCGGGTAGAATTCAATGTCCCAATACTGACTTTGGCGTATTCTTTAGAAATCGTCTGATTATTCCACAACCAACGGATTCAGCTTACTCGTTGATAATGAGCGATTTGCTAGACACAGATAACTACTATCCAGCAGAATCGCAATTCAGAATCTCAAAGGGTTCAGCCGATTTTCTCGTAGGCTTTTACCCGTACCAAGAAGACCAGTTGATCGTGTTCATGCGCAACTCGATCCACATGATTAACAACATCGCGACCACCTCTGCCGCGAATACCTACGAGATCACCCGTCAGCACGGTTGCGTAGCTCGCAAGTCCATCGCTCAGAGTGGACCGCAAACATTCTTCCTGTCGGATAACGGAGTTATCGTCCTTAGTCCTGGCACTGACCCCGCAAAAGGCTTGGGGGTAGCAATCAGTAAAGTATCGGGAGAAACAATTCCGATGACTCAGCCTATCCAAGATCAGTTTAGTGAGGTTAACTTTGCACACGCAGACAAGTCATGCGGAGTGGTATTCGACAACAAATACTTCTTGGCCGTACCTACCGGATCTTCAACCGTTCCGAATGCAATATTTGTTTTTTCGCTATTATCGAATTCGTGGATTAGCGTAGACAGTTACCCCGCAATGTCGGGAAGTCTAGCATTTCACGTGGATGACTGGGTCATTTGCTCACACGGGAGCAACCCGACCAGGCGTAGACTCTTCGCGTGCAACGACACAGGTTGGTATCTCATGGAGGAGAACACGATTGACGATAGTGGACGAAAGATCGGGTCCACCTCGGAATCGGGAACTACCGCAATAGCCGGGAAACTCGTCACCCGTGCTTACACGCTTGGTAATCAAAACGTCAAACGATGGAGGCGTGGCCAACTCGGAGTGAACACGGTTGCATCTGATGCGTTTAACATCAAAGTCAATACGCTCGATCCTGACAAGTCCGAGACTGTTCTAAGCCACACGGCAGACTCAGAAGAAGAAGCACTCTTACGCTTCGGTACGGGACGCACACGGGGGTATGGCGCGCAAGTCGAGATCAACGTCACAGCAGGAACCCCGTCCTTTCGTCACGTCTCCTTGGACGCAATCGCAGATGGACTCAATATACGGACGGAGGTTGCATAGTGGCCATCTCTGCATCAGTTCAACGTGGTTTTACATATAGTACGGGAGTTGATATTTCTGCCGCCAATCTCAACGAACTCGGAGTGCCTACCGTGACCATTGACGAATCAAACGTGAGCATCACGGGAGGCACCATAAGCGGATTATCTTCACCCATTGCAATTGCAGATGGTGGGACAGGAAGTGCAAACGCAACTGCCGCCAGAGCAGCACTAGGAGTTGGCACACTGGGAACCCAAGCAAGTGGTGCCATTGCCGTTACGGGTGGTACAATATCCGGTACAATAATGACGCTCAAATCCTATGCCGTAAGTGGCGTGCCATCCGCTAGTCCCGCAGGGCAAATGATCTACGTTACGGATGGTAACGCAGGGGCCGCGACAGTTGCAGTGTCAGACGGATCGGCATGGAAAGTAGTGGCGTTAGGAGCAACGATAAGCACATGAATGTCCTTGAGCAAACCAAGCAGTTCTACGACGAACTCGGCCTTGATATGTTTAAGGACATTACGATGTACTTGGGTTACGGATACGTATTTAAAACGCCCGACTCGCTCCTGCTTGGCAAAGCGGTTAGAACGGATGACAAGACCCATCCGAGTTCTCAATGGGAGGTTAAAAACCCCAATGCATGGTATGTCCATATGGCAATAGGTAAAGTAGGGATTGCAGAATTCATCGAACGGATTCCATACGAGTTACCCTTCGTCGGATGGATGAGACATTTCAAAAACAAACCAGTAAAATTTTACGACTTTAAAAGAATAAGTAGGAGAAAATAACAATGGGAAGTGGACCTGACATCAATTATCCGGCTCAACCGTCTTATGGCGAATCAATGGCCGAAGCTCTAAAAGCCCAAGCTGAATTCCTTAAAGGGACAGGAGACTTTGCTAGTGTCGGAAGCCTTGAAAGCTTGTTGCCCTTGGAAGAGAGTATCCGAAAGAAAACCGCACAGACCGATACGGATGTACTAAGGCAGACATTATTGGGTACCGAACAACAAGTCGTTCGTGATCCCAATACAGGCAAGTTTGGAATACCGGGAACTGAGGTTGTGACCCAAGCAGACGGGAACAAGGCTGAAGCAGGTGGTGGTAGGTATCAGCTTATTATGACTGATCCAGGTGAGACATCATCTCAGGGTGGTAGATTTGGATCGACTACAACAATCACACCTCCTACCTATAAAATCCTTGATACAACTTCGGGTGGCTTGACAAGTATTCCTATACCAAGAAAAGATCCAAGCACTGGCAAGATAGGACAAATGAGCGTCGAGGGTATGTTGATACTTGGGAGCGAACAAATCCAAAAAATGCAATCCGCCATTACCGAAGCAGGTGGAAACAAAGACGTTGTCACTCAAACCTTTGACTTTGTCAATCCCGTCACTGGTGAACAATTACAACCAGGCGAAACAGTTCGCACGACTACGGGAATGGTTGACCTTCTTGGTGATACTCTCGAACTCAAACAGTTTGAAACACGAACCGCAACCCAAGCGGATGTCGATGCGAATCTTGCCGAAAATGTTGGAGATACTTTTGTCGCAACTACGGACTCAGGAAGACAAGCGGGATTTGATGAGTTGGGCAACTTCCAAGGCTTATCCGTCCTAGCTGAAGACATCCAACGTGGTAACCTGTCCCGTCAACGCGAAGCCGACTTGCAAGATGTCTCGCGACTATCCGGTCTGTACCAAGGAATCATGGAGGACTACAAGCCTGGTACGGCATCCGCCATGCAAGGTGCGAAGGACTTGATCGAGGAGCAAAAGGACAACCTACTCAAAGACGTCGGAATATCCGACCCCGCACAAGTCCAGTCCCAAGGAGTCCAGGCAGATCCGCTTAGACAAAACCTAATGACCCAAGCAAATGAAGCACTCGGTCAGGGACTGACTGACCGTGAGGAGCGTCAAATTGCAGAAGCCGCAAGAGCAAGGTCCACGCTCATGGGTAGAACCTTTGACCAATCCGGTGCAATAGCAGAAGCGGAAGCTCGCGTTCTTGAAGACAACCAACGAAAGATGCAGAACCGTGGGTTTGCACAATCCGTCCTTGGACAAGAAGCAGGAATTCAAACGGCAGACGATACCCGTGCAATGGGTGCAGACCAGTTTAACGTCGGCACGAAGATGGATGCCGAGAGGCTACGCGAATCACTCCGCCAACAATGCTTACTCGGTTACCTCGATGCGGCTTCTAGGATCTCCCAAATCGAGAACCAGGACCAACTCGATCCGTTCCAAGCGATACTAGGCAGAGGGGGAGGAACCGCACTTCAACAAGGCCAACAGGTATTCGGACAAGCGGGGTACGGATTAAACTCAGGACCGCAATACTTGAACCCCGAAGCAGGGTTAGGCTTTATACAAAACCAAGCAACGAATGCCGCGAATATGTACGGGGCGCAACAAGCCGCACAAGGTTCAGCAACCTCCGGTATATTCCAAGGACTCGGTGCTGTAGGTGGTGGGATTGCGAGTGGGTTGATAGGTAAATACTGTTGGGTAGCACGCGAAGTCTACGGGGTACACAATCCCGCATGGTTATTGTTCCGAGAATGGATGCTCAATGAATCACCAGGTTGGTTCCGTGCGACCTATATAAAATTCGGTGAACGCTTTGCGAAATTCATCTCGAATAAACCACGCTTAAAAGCACGAATCCGTCTTTGGATGGACTCGAAGATCGGAGGAAAATAATCATGGCACAACCATTCTTCAGAGGAAACTACGGATCAGCACTTGGCCGGGTCGATACTCGACCAATCATTGAGGCAGGTCGAGCGCAGGGACAAATGTATGCAAACCTCGGTGGACAAATCGGGGGGATGATCAAAGAGTACGGGCTTAATAAACAGAAGAGGGCAAAGCTTACTGGGGAGATCGAGGCATACTATGAGCAAAACCCCGAAGCACTCAGTCAGATCGGAATGAGCGGAGATGAGGTGCAAGACAAGAAGGATTTTACGGAACGCGAAAAGTTCGTAAAAGGTGACATGAGTATGGCACAACTCGAAGGGTATGCAGGTAAGCTTGCAAGGGGAGAAGTGTTGCGTAGTAAAAAACTGCAAGACGAGTCCCGAATGATTGCAAATCAAACGGGTGAGTTTGCGCTTGGACTTCAAAAAGAACTAAAGGATTCTCGTGTCGCACAGGCGAAACTTACAAATGATTTGCGTAGACTGGCACTTACGGAAGGTAGAGCAGTTTCACCCGCAAAAATTAAAGATATACTTGATAGGTATGGTGCTGACGCTGCAACAAGACCTTCTCAGGTTGATGCCACCATCGAACAAAATAAAGCTATTATAAGGAGTGGTAAAGCAGGGGCAGACAGGGAAGAATTGCTTGGTGGTTCAACCGGAGTTGCCGCGCAAGAATTGACCAAAGAAGCGTTGGGGATTGAACAGATGGAGGCAAATATAGACCGCACTCGCGGCTTAACTGATGCACTCGGAACACAAATGGATCTTATGCGCAATCCTGTTGATACTCGGATCTCAGGGAATACTGATATTAGCAAAAGTATCGATGACGTGACAAAAGACATACAGTCTATTTTGAAATCCTCTTCTATGGAGAGAGATGAAGATGGTGAACCCTTAACAATAGAAGATCTTATAGAAGATGTTTCATTGTCAGGAGAAATCACATTTTCGGAAGATGCTAATAAGATTTCAGCTAGAGAAAAAATACGTTTGCAGGATTTATTAAGAAAGAAGCGAGAACTTCAAGGGCAAGCTAAAACCACATGGATTGATGATAATGGGAACGCCCAAACAACTACAATTGCAGAATACGAAGAGATTCTAAGAAAACAAAATGAAGCTGATCTAGAAGCAGAAAGATTAAGAAAACAAAAGAGACTTACTCCATTCATTAGTGACGCACCCGAAGGGACTCCATCGATGGTTGATAGGACTTACGGTAATCCGTTTCCCCTTTAGTCTTTATTAAGGTAGTTATACAATGCAGAGGATAGACATAGAGGCGACTGAGAGGTATAATCAAAATGCTAACAGGATAGATCTTGAAGCAACTGAGCAATATAGAAGAGAGCCTCTCACATTAGCGCAACCTCGCGTTCCCGACTTAATAGACACAGGCATAATTATCGGACGCGAAATCGTTCCTGCATTAGTAGGAGGATTCATTGGTTCATTCGCAGGTCCGAAGGGTACAATAGCCGGAGGAGCCGCAGGTTCTGCGCTTGGTAATCTATGGTCGCAAAACTACCGAATTGAACGTGGTTTTCAAGAGGATCTCGGACTAGCGGAACTCGGAGCGGCAACCGCACTAGGTGGGATTCCTTCAGTCACAGGCCTTAAGTCACTCAAGAACATAGGCGGAGTTACCAGGACGGGGATTCGTTCAGCAGAAGGTGCGGGTTTGGCTACTGGGGAAATGCTTGCCCGAACATACGGAGACGAGGGACGCGCCCCAACAAGAGAAGAAATCGCAACGACCGTTTTATTTGGTGGTGCATTTGGTGGTGGGCTTGGTGCATTAGAAGCGAAGTGGTTAGGCAAGAACTTGGTCGAAGGTGCGGAGGAAGGAATGACCAGACCTGAAGTTAAGAAACAACTCACCGAAAACATCAAGGAATCAAATGGTATGCAGAACCTGTCGGCAGGCACTCCATTACTTGACGTCATGGATGTTGATGCTTTGTCAAAGAAATCACCTACCGAAGCGGCGGAGGACGCCTTGCAAGCAGTAGAGAACAAGCTGCTCGATGAGTCTGAGGGTATAATCAAGGAGATTGCGACAGGTGAACCGTCACTTACTGGTCCATCACTTACTGCTCCAACGATGAGTCGTGGTGCATTGGAGTCATTCGATACGCCAACTCCCAAGCAAAGTATTCTAGGGGGACCATCACTTGATCAACCCACCATGCCTGACTCAACAAGGGTGATGTCGGATATACAACAGGCAACGGATGATCAAGCCGCACAAGGTGACGCTCTTGTTTCGGGCATGATGAGGCAAACCGAGAAAGGCCAAAGGCAAGCGAGAGAGATTGGCACGGTTAAGCAAATGTCCGACTTGCAAAAAACTTTTGATGCACAACTAGCACAAGACGATGAGATCTTCACCCCATTGATGCGGGAGGTCGATCTAAGCACTCAGCAAGCCGGAGATAACGCTAGGCTTGGCGAGATCCAACAGGGTATCGCAATGCTTGACCACAAGCACGGCAAAAACAAGGGTGCGAGTAATCAGCGCAAGAAACTCAATGTCGAGAAGCAACGCATACTGAGGCGTAACAACATGGTCGTTGATGACCTGGAAGCACAGATGCAGGGCAGACAGATGCCACCTAATAGGCAGGATATGCAGTTTGGTGATCAGCCAATGAAGCAAGCCGACCCTATGACCAAGTCGGAGCAGATGGCAGAGGATAAGCTCGGACCTGGTTACGAGAAGTATTTCAATATCGCAATGGGTGTAGGAGCAAGTGGTGCAGCAGGGTATTCAATGTTTGCCGACGAAGAAGACGGTGAGCAAATGGCAATGGCGGGAGTGCCTGGTCCATTGGCGTTTTTATTAACGGCCATTGGATTCAAAGGAAAGTCTCTTAATAAATTCCTCAAGACCAAGAAATTCAAGAAGATCAACAATCAAGCCAAGCGAGATCCGCAATCCGTTGAGCCTACCGCCATGAAATCCCAAAGGGTGGCTAATGCGGCAAGTCGAGATTTTGCGCCAAAGAGATGGTGGAGCAAAGTGTTTAAAGACGTGCGGAATATTACTTCTAATGCGCTGACACCTATCTCCAGGCAGATTAAAAACCTAGACAAGAAACTAGGGACCACTTTTACAGAGAAATTTCGGAATCTTGATTTGAATAGTGGGAAGAAAACCGCTGCTCTTATGAAAGGCGCAATGCCCTTCATGAAATCAATGAGCAATGCACTAAAGGGTAAATCACAAGCAAAGGAAAAGTTTGATGACCTGCTACTAGAAGGTGACTTCAATGGAATGGTTGTCCTAATTGACGAATTAAATTTACCACAAAAGGTAAGTCAGGACATCAACCTTGAGTTGAAGCAAATGCGGGAAACCTTGGAACAGATTCGCACCTATGCACGGGAAGAGGGTGGTTTTGACGTGGGGTATATTGAAAACTACTTCCCTCGTAAGGTTAAAAACTACAATGAACTTAGGGATTTCATGGACAATGATCCTGAGTTAAGAGCGGCCACGACTGAGATAGACAAAGCGATTGATGAGTTTGCTGCCAAAAATAAAATTAGTAGAGAAGAACTTACACCCGAAGAGTTGGCCGAAGTGACAAGCAGAGTGATTCGTGGATACCCAGTTACCGGGACCATACCTTCAAACTTTAAGCCAAGAAGTATATTTGACAAGAAGACGCTCAATAAAATCCGCAAAGCGTATGAGTCACCCGAAGATGCACTAGAGTCTTACATCAGAGGAACGGTTGATGCAGTCGAGAGAAAGAAGTTTCTTGGTGCTGTAAAACCCTCAAAAGGACAGGGTGTCCAAGGTGAAGGTTTCCGAGATACAATGGACTCGGATATTGGGATGCGTGCTAAAGTTGATGAATCACTTGCTGCTGCACTTGCCCAAGATTTACTCAAAGGTACGAAGTTTGGACAAGAAGATGTCGAAAAGCTAAGAGAAATAATACAGTCCAGGTTCTCAGGTGGCACTGAGAATTTTACGACAAGAGCATTGAAGAACTTAGGTTACATACAAGTTATGACCAACTTCGGTTCTGCGATCACTCAGCTTTCCGACCAAGTCTTCAGCATACACTTCAATGGGTTTGGCAACCACTTCAAAACCTTGTTCAATCGTAAGGACATGTTTAACTTTGCGGAACTGACAGGGTTGAGCCAACGAGAATTTGAGAACATGGGCAACAGTGACAAACTCAGTGGGTTGCTTGATAATCTATTCCGTAAGACTGGACTTAAACAACTCGATCTCTTTGCCAAGAACGCATACATGAATGCTGCTTGGAGGAAGTACCATAAGCTTGCACAAAGCGAAGGTGGATCTCAGAAACTTCGAGAGGAATTGCTTCCGTACTTTGGTGAACGAACTGACGGGGTTATCAAAGCAGTAAGATCAAATGCACCAACCAACAAGGAACCACCCGCAGAGGTTACCGAGCTAGTCTTTCATAAACTGCTCGATGTTGCTCCTGCTACGGCAACCGAAGTACCCGCATCCTACATGAGAAATCCAAATATGCGGATCATGTACATGCTCAAGACTTTTACCATTAAGCAAATTGATACCTTCCGTACCGCAGGGATAAGTAATATTACCGAAGGAGGTAAGTTGTATATGGCAGGTCGAGCCGAAGGTAATCAGTCCAAGCAGGAAAAGGGAGTAAGGCTTGCGGCTAAAGGTACAAAAGACTTGGTGCAAATTGCGGCCATCTTTGCCGCTGCCAATGCCGGAACCGACGTCATCAAGGACGTTATATATGGAAGACCCATTAAAAGAGATGAGTTGATCGAAAATAATTTATGGAAACTTATAGGCATAAATAGGTACACCTTTTACAACGCAAAGAGGAGAGGTCCGGGTAAAGCATTCATTGATTTACTTGCACCACCTACTGCGGTCTTTGATCGGGCAGCAACCGATATAGGTGGAATCGTTGGGGACGGTGAGTACAAAGGTGCAATGCTACAAGGCACGCCTTTGGACTTAGTTTATTGGCGCTACCTCGGAGGGCTTGACAAAGTAAAGGACTGAAACTATCTTCATTAGCACAAGATTCATTGTCTTGTGTGTGAAGCGGGGGACCGCATTTAGCGGAGGGTAAAACCTCCGCTTTTTTTTGTATCCTAAACTTTTTTTAAAAAACTCTTGACGGCTTATTAAGTGTCCTATTGTGTTGCATCAAGTATGAGCAACGCCGAACAGAATAACCTTGAATTCTTTGAGGAAATGTCTATGAATTTGCTTGGCACACATCTCATGGGCCGGCGTAGCTCAGTTGGTAGAGCAGAAGACTCTTAATCCTGTGACCAATTTCACTACAAGAGTCGTGCGCTAATCCCCATAACTATGAGCAAAAAAAGAGCATTACAAAAAAAGAACGATATTTTACTTCGTTCTGAACAAAACGGTGGTAAAATTGACCTAAATAATACCAACCCCATTCGTGTCGAATTAAAGGAACGGCACGGCAAAAAAGGAATAACTCAAATCATGGAATTCAAACTTGATCGTGAGCGAATTCGTAAATCATTGGAAACCTCTTGCCCCAATGAGGCTATCGAAAAAGTTCAACCAGCCCTACTTGAAATAATCAATCAACGGATTCAGAAAATAACTCCGTTGATTTCTGTATTACTTCGAACATACGAGTTCAATCGTCTTGCGACTGGCAAGCAAGCGAACGACAACACCAAGCGCAAAAATGTAGTGTGCATGCTACGGATCTTGGCCAAGTACGGCATCGATCCCGACAAGCACGACATTCGATACTTCGCCAAGAAGGTGGACAGTCAGCCCATCTGCGAACACTATGCGCAGTTTGAGCGAAAACCTGCGGACGTTCGAATGGCACGCTCAATCTTCTCGAAGGGATGGATTCGCTATTATAAGGACAGATGCGGCATAGACACCTCGTTCTTTGCCAACTGGATCGCATTGCAGTTGGATTCGATTCGAGTTAAACCATTCATGCCCGACGAGCGGGAGCGGCAGAAGATCGAGAAGAAGTGCGGGTTCCTTAAAATCTTGGACCCCGAATTATACTTGGCTTACGCACTAGCATACGGACTTGGATTGCGTAGCTCTGAGATTCAAAGGGCAAAGTACGAAGATCTTTGGGAGTCGGACGGAAACAAATTGATTCGGATATGGAACCCCAAGGGTGTCAACGACTCGGAAGTAAATGGCCGAGGCTACCAGGACAGGCCATGCGATCCTGCTTGGTGGGATGAAATCCTCAGTAATAAAACAACGGACGATGCTTTAATTGTTCCGGTGCAAGAGGACCGTATCACTCGCGACTTCCCGAAGTTCTTGAAATTGCAGTGTGGGATAAACGACCTTCGTCCTGTTCACAGATTGCGCAAGTATTGCGGCCACCGGATCATGAAGGACAACGACATATTTATATCTAGCAAAGCACTCGGACATTCCTCAATTGAGATGACTAGTAAAATATACTCAGGTTTACCAAGCGTAAACCGAAGCTTCTAGCGCTAAACCTACCCCAAACATTGCCCACTAATCAAAGATACAACTGTACCTACTACAAATACCTCCAATACACTACACATATATGAAGACAACAATAGATCTCAATGGGCTTAAAATTGAACACAACGGAAGTGACTCAGTGCTTCTACTCTCGGAAGCGCCGACTGAAATCGCGATAAGCGATTTGATTGATGAACTTAACTCTTTACTACCCGAAACTTCAGAGGAAGTGAAATCTCGTCGTTCTCGTCTTGGATCGCTTTGCAACCTGCACGAAGAATCAGATCGTATAACTGAGCTTGGATAAGCCCGGTGTCATCTCCGAGTTTTTTAACACGCTCCCGCACGTCGGGCGATAGGCGGAGCGATAGTGGTTTCGATTTGCTTGTTTCTCTAGGCATGTCCCCACCAATTTCACAGTAATATAACTAATACAACAATAAAATACATTAAAGTACATTAACTATGGGAAATCTAAGTAAAATCAAAAGAGCGTCGAGTGGTGGAGGAAGCGGAGGCAACTACGCTAAACTCCTTCAAGGCGAAAACAAGTTCAGAATTGTCGGAGACATCGAGGACACGCCACCA